TGAACCTCAAAGAGTTAGCGAGACTGGTCTCCGAATTACAAAAGTTGGGAGAGTCAGGTTCAGGGGCTATGGTAAACGGCCAGTTGAGTCAGCAGCCATCAAAGCGCTCAGAGCGGCGCCAGAGGGCCAAACTGAAGGAGAGCAACGAGCAATCGAAGCCATCCTCAATTTCGGTCCCCCCGACCGTACCTTCGAAGCCGAAATCGGCTCCCTCAAGTACCAAGCCGGCCGTTACGTTTCGGGCAAAGAGCCCAGTGAAGAAGAATTAGCTTCAGCTATTTCTTCCACTGTAGCTCAATACCCAATAACGGGGCTACCCATGTACTTTTGGTCAAGTGACCGATCCTGGCAGGTGTATATTATAGAGTTATGTTTAGCGCAAGTTAAACCTGACGCTTCACCTGGATACCCGTATACTAATATAGGTATGGATAACGCTAGTGTTATTAGGGATAATCGGAAACTTATTATTGATCTAGTGCGTGATAGAATGGAGAGATTGGCAACTACCCCAGTTGACGAGCTCAAGAGGTTGACACCGATTGAGTTAGTTGAGCGGGGCTTCTGTGATTGTGTACGCTTATTCGTTAAGAATGAGCCACACAAGTTGGAGAAGATAAGAGTTGGCAGATATAGACTTATACACAATGTGTCCCTAGTGGACCAAATTGTTGAACGTCTGTTATCTGCTGAACAAAATAAGAAAGAAATCTCGATGTGGGATCAAATCCCCTCAATGCCTGGTATGGGACTTAATGACGAGAAGCAGGATGCTTTTCTGAAACATAAGTTCTTTGAAGGTGTTGATTCTATTGCTAGTTCTGACATTAGTGCATGGGATTGGACTGTAAAACCTTGGATGATGTATGCTGAGGCTAAGATGCGCTGCCTATTGATGCGTAAATGTACCACCTCTGTTGAGTGTGCGATGTTTAACCGATTCACTTGTGAGTTGCGTTCGGCATTTGTCCTCTCGGATGGCGGAGTTTATCAACAAGAGCAACCTGGAAAGCGTTGTTCAGGTTCTTATAACACATCTTCCGGTAACTCTAGAATGCGGG